ATCGCTATTTGGTGGATTGCCAGCGGGGTACATTACCATCGGGGCGCGGCCGTCGATCGGTAAATCGGCAGTAGGAGCAGAAATTGCATTGAGGCCAGCAAGGGACCGAAACGAGCCGACGCTATTTGTTAGTCTTGAAATGAGCTTTCGGCAGTTCGCATTGCGTTTCATGCTGAGGGGTACAAGCCTCAAGGCTAGCGACATCAACCAATCGACCTACACGGATGCCCAGCTAAACGAAATGCTTGAGGTGGCAGCGGACCATCATTTATGCCCGATGGAGTTTTGGCATAAACCAGGGGCTACCATCGCGGCTATTGAATCCAGAATTAGAACTGACATTGCTCGAAGAGGATGCAAGCTAGTTGTGATTGACTACATCCAGTTAATAAAAGCCCCAAGGGAAATCAGCGACCGGCGGCTACAGGTCTCGCATGTGTCCAACGAGATTTGCAGAATGAGCAAGCAGTTAAATATTCCGATTGTTGTATTGGCTCAGGTCGGCAGGGCGGCAGAGGGTGAGGCCCCAACGCTATCGCACTTAAAGGAATCCGGTTCGATCGAAGAGGATTCGGATATCGTAATGCTTTTGCATCGAGAGGATCGAGCGGCGGAAAAGATGGATGTTTACATAGCCAAGTTTCGCGATGGCGAAATGAGCAAGACTGAATTGAGTATGCGGCGCGGTGCTGTGTACTCGACCGGAGACCGGGAGTTTAAGGTTGGATCGGAGTTGACTAATTACAATGGAGGATTCTAGTGTGAATTATTTAGTGCTCGATTTGGATACAGGGCGAATGGACGGGTGGTACGGATCGCAAAAGTCAGCGGAGTGGTGTTGCGAAACAAGAAAGAAAAGGGTTGGCGGTAGGTGGATTGTTGTCCAGCTATCAAGCGACCAAGGCGAGCAGATCAGGCTTACGCCAGAGCTTACTAGGCTTGATGATATGGAACTGGATTTACGATGACCGACGACGAAAAGACCCGCAACCTCCGGGACAAAGTGTACTTGTTGGAAATGCGGGTGAAGATTTTACAGGAACGAAACAAGGAGCTTAGGCAATGGATCACGAAACTGACAACAAAGAACCATCCAGCACGGAGGGCGGGCAAGTGAAAGTAGGCGATAAGGTTTGGGTGTTAGCGAAGGTTGAGCAAAAAGATAACGCCGACCTTCAGTTGCGTTTTAGCAGCGAATTTACTTTGTGGCTGCCCGCTAGCGACTGCCGACCTGTCGAACCTGAGCCTGCCAAAAAACCGACGCGAGGGCAGCAGCTAGCAGAGCAGGCCCTAAAGGGCATTTGGGCGGCGAACGATGCGGTGAACGAACCGCCAGTTGTAAAGGATCCCTTGACTACTGCATCCAGCTATCCGGAAATCCCGGATAGTTCGAGCGACCCCATCAACCCTTCGCACTACAAGCAAGGCGGCATCGAGTGTATCGAGGCTATAAAGGCGGCAACAGGCGATGGGTTCATCGGCTACGTTTGGGGCAACGTACTAAAGTACCTTTGGCGATGGCCTAAAAAGGGCGGCGTCGATGATTTGAAAAAGGCTCGATGGTATTTGGATCGATTGATTAAGGAGGTGGGCGAATGAAACGCAAAGAATTTATCGAGTACCTTGAGGGGCTTCAATCTAAAGCGGCATCCCGAGTGAGCGAACTTATGTCTATCGACGACACGCAGTCACTTAATTACCAGCTAGGTAAGTCTGTTGCCTATCGAACCGCGATTGAAAAACTAAAAGAGCAAGACGAAAAGGAGGTGGGCGAATGAAAATCAGGCAAGCACGAAAAATCTTTCGGCGCGTTTGGTTTTACCGAAAGAAAAAAGAGTATTTTGCTAGGATCAAAATAAGTACATACTGGAACGCTCTTTGTTGCGGCGGGGCAATTGTCCTCAGGAACAACCGCAAGCGACAAAAGGAGGCTGGCGAATGAAGATCTTCATTCCAGGCGAACCGGTGGCGCAACCAAGAGTCAAGGTCTCGACGAAGGGCGGCTTTGCAAGGGCCTATGTTGACGCTAAGCATCCGATCCACGCCTACAAGCAAGCAATCAGGCTAGCCTACGTCAACGCAGGCGGCGAGGTGCTAGAGGGGCCGGTCTGGATTCGGATTGTTTGTTGGTTCGAGCGACCTAAGAGCCACAGCAAAAAGCGACGGCAGCAACCAGAACCAAAGGCCACAAAGCCGGACCTGGACAACATTGGCAAGGCAATCCTCGATGCACTTAACGAAATCGCCTACAATGACGATGGCCAGGTCTGCAGGCTGACGGTCGAGAAGTGGTACGTTGGCCCCTACGATGCGATCGAAACGATTATCGAGGTGACCCAATGACCCAACGCAAAAACATATACCTTTGTGGTCCTATCAACGGTTGTACCGATGATGAGGCGATGACATGGAGGGACTGGTTTAAGTCGCAGCAATGCGGTTTTGATTTTGTCGACCCGATGAAACGGGACTACCGAGGGAGGGAGGCTGAGGACTATCGCGAGATCGTCGACCTGGACAAGCAAGATGTTCGAAGCGTAGATTATCTCGTTGTGATGTACACGCAGCCAAGCGTCGGGACCGCTATGGAGATCCTTTACGCTTGGACCATTGGAAAGCCAGTAGTTGTAATTAACGAAAGCAACAAGCCTCTTTCCCCTTGGTTGCGATACCATGCAACGGCAATCGTAAGAACGAAAGAATTGGCATTAAACAAACTCAAGGAATGGAACTAATGAGCACAGAACAAAAAGACGAAGTGGTAAGTTTTCTCGAAAGGCTAGTTGCTGAAATTGAGTCGTCTCGCTACGGCGAGGGCGGGCAGCATCTAGACTTTCTGTATCAAGCAATCAACAAGCGAAAAAAAGAAATCGATAGGAACCCAAAATGCTCGTGATGCCAGCGAATTCAACCGGGTGGTTTTGGCACTGTCTTGCAAGAGAGACGGGTCGGATTGGACACCTTTACTCTCCAGGGGCTCAGCGAGGGCCGTTTCCCTGGTTTCCTTTTGCGTTGGACAACGGCGCGTTTTCGTGCTGGGATCGACACGCGAACGTGTTTGATTTCGACAAGTGGAATTTAATCGAACCGAAATGGCAGCGGATGATTGAATGGGCTGGGCTTGGTGCTCAGACCCCCCGATGGGCTATCGTGCCAGACGTTCCAGGAAACGCCGAAGCGACCTTAGAGCGATGGGGCAAGTACGTTCAGCGGGTTCACGATTGCGAAATCAACGCGGCTATCGCGGTGCAAGACGGAATGACCGTCGAACAAGTTAAGGCATTGCGACCCGGGCCGGTTGTGATTTGCGTAGGCGGGACCGATGAATTCAAATGGGGAACGCTCCAACAGTGGACAACCAATTTTCCAAGGGTCCACGTTTTGAGAGTTAACCAACCGGACAAACTCAACTTCCTGGAATCGCTAGGCGTTGAGTCTTGCGACGGGACCGGATGGAATCGAGGCAACCGAAAGCAGACCAAGGGCGTTGAGGAATGGGCCAGAAACAAGCCGACGCCAACGCAATCGCATATCTGGCGGTGGTGCTGTCGGAGCGAAGACAAGCAGGACGAACTTTTCTCGAACTAGGAACGCCAATGACCCAACGCAAAAACATAATCCAGCCTCCCGAAGTGTGGGCGGCTTGGTCCGAGATCGCTGAGGCGAAGGGCTGGACGATGGCACACCTGATTTTTGAGGCCGTCAACCATCGCCACAGGCTCAACCAAGAGCGACCGGGGCGAGGGCGGCCAAAGTCCAATCCGGGGGCTCGGAAGCGGCAAAAGCGAAATTCGGCCTCCCGGTGATTGTCAAGCCCCTTGACGGTGGATAAGATGTTGAAAAGGAGAAAAACCATGAACTTAGGCGAACTTGTCAAGAGTAAGCGATTTTGGGCGGCGGCGGCTACGATTGCCGTTGTCGTTTTGAAGGATCGCGTACCGTTGTCCGAAGATCAGATTCAGCAACTTGTTTGGGTTATCGGTGCTTGGATCGTTGGCGATTCGGTCCGACCCCTGCCAAAGCCCGATGAGGTGGCATCGTGAGCCGATTGAAACTTGCAGACCGATTCGCAGCACGCCGAGCGGCCAGGGAAATCTGGATTGCCAGCAAGACCGATGCCGAAGTTGCCAAGCTTGTTAAGCAGGCGGTTGACGGCGATGAGGACGCGCAAAAGCTTCTCTTCGCGACCCATCCCGAAATGCCAGTTGGTATCGATCCGGCTACGCTGTTTTTGCTTATCCAGATCGCTCTGAAACTTTGGATTTGGTGGCAACAAAACAAGGTTGAAAGCCCATCGGAATCGGTCGATTTGGGCGAACCGTTTGACGACGACGAATAACCCCTAGCCAACCCGAACTTTACCGTTGCAAATAGGGGCTCGGTGAGTTGGCAGGGGCAAAAATGGAGTGACGATGGCAGCGAAAAAAGACAACTGGATTCCTTGGGCTATCATCGCGGGGCTAGTCCTCTATGCGGCTAGCCAACAACCAAAGGGAGGGGGTGATTCATCTAAGCCTGCCGGGGTGAC